CGTGTCGGTAACACTAACGGTGGTAATGGTGGTTCTGGAGTTGTAATATTAAGTGTTCCAACAGCAAATTATACTGGAACTACATCTGGTTCACCAACAATCACAACATCTGGTTCAAATACAATTATTAAATTTACTGGGGCTGGGAGCTATACAGCATAATGGCACACTTCGCAAAATTAAATACACAAAATAAAGTTATTGCAGTCCATGTAGTAAACAATGATGTTTTTACAACAGAAGATGAAGGTATTGCTTTTTTAGAAAGTCTTTACGGACAAGAAGAAGGTATTGCTTGGAAACAAACTTCATACAATGCAAATATAAGAAAAAACTTTGCTAGTATTGGTGATACATACGATGAAACACGAGATGCTTTTATCCCCCCACAACCTTCTTTTCCATCTTGGTCACTTAATGAAACTACTTGCAGATGGGAACCCCCTGTTGCATATCCAGATGATGGATTAGTGTATCATTGGAATGAAGAAACCCAAGCTTGGGATGAAGCTGAATAAATATCATATATAAACTTATATAATTCTATATAATTAAGGAGAATGAAATGTCAGAAGACAAAAAAGTGGAAACAATTGAAGTTGGTGATAAAACATATAAACTAACAGACTTAACAGAAGAGCAAAAAACTTTAATTGCTCATGTCCAAAATCTAGATGGAAAGATTGCATCTGCAAGATTTAATCTAGACCAACTTGTTGGTGGTAGAAACTATTTCATGGAAGCACTCAAACAAGCACTTCTAGGAAAATAGAGTATGCCATGTTATGGATAATATACAACACTATCTAGGAAACCCTCTTCTAAAAAGGTCTAATGTCCCTCAAGAGTGGACAAAAGAACAAATATTAGAATATCAAAAGTGTATGGAAGACCCTATACACTTTATCAAAAGTTATATTAGGATTGTTTCTCTAGATGAGGGCTTAGTTCCTTTTGAACTTTACGATTTCCAAGAAGACATTGTAGAAACAATTCACAACAATCGTTTTACAATATGTAAACTCCCCAGACAGTCTGGAAAGTCTACTACTCTTGTATCCTATATCCTACATTACATTCTATTTAATCCTAACATGAATGTTGCAATTCTTGCTAACAAGGCGGCGACTGCAAGAGACATTCTTTCTCGTTTGCAACTTGCATATGAAAATCTTCCTAAGTGGTTACAGCAGGGTGTTGTATCGTGGAATAAGGGGTCTGTAGACCTAGAGAACGGTTCTCGTGTAGTTGCGTCATCTACTTCTTCCTCTGCGGTTCGTGGTGGTTCCTACAACATGCTGTTCTTAGATGAATTTGCATTCGTTCCACAGAATGTTGCAGAAGACTTCTTTAGTTCAGTATATCCTACAATCTCATCTGGTAAGTCTACTAAAGTTTGTATTGTATCTACCCCTAACGGTATGAACATGTTTTATAAACTTTGGGTAGATGCAGAAAACAAACGAAACTCTTATAATATTGTAGATGTTCACTGGAGTCAAGTTCCAGGCAGAGATGAAAAGTGGAAAAAAGAAACTATTGCAAATACTTCTGAAGAACAGTTCAGAAGGGAGTTTGAGTGTGAGTTCTTAGGTTCTACCAATACTCTTATCTCTGCACACAAGTTAAAATCATTTGCATTTGCAACACCAAAAACTTCAAATGCTGGATTAGATGTATATACAAATCCAATTAAGGGTAATCAGTATGCGATAGTTTGTGATGTTGCAAGAGGAACACAGAATGACTACTCTGCATTTATTGTTTTTGATGTGACAACAGTTCCATATAAGATTGTTGCGAAATATCGTAATAATGAAATTAAACCTTTGTTATATCCAAACATTATCCATGATGTTGCAAATGCATACAACATGGCATATGTTCTTGTAGAGGTAAATGACATTGGTGAACAAGTTGCATCTGCACTTCAGTTTGACTTAGAATACGAAAACCTTATCATGGCAAGCATGCGTGGTCGTGCTGGTCAAATATTAGGTGGTGGATTTTCTGGAGGCAGAGCACAACTTGGAGTGAGAACAACTAAATCTGTAAAAAGACTTGGATGTTCTAATCTTAAACAAATTGTTGAGTCTGATAAGTTAATTATACAAGATTACGACTTGATTAATGAGTTTTCTACATTTTCTCTTAGAGGACAATCTTATGAGGCAGAAGATGGTCATTCAGATGACTTAGTGATGTGTTGTGTTCTATTTGGATGGATGGTTCAACAAACTTATTTTAAAGAATTAACTGACGATGATATTCGTGCAAGGTTGTTTGCAGAACAACAAAATCAATTAGAACAGGATATGGCACCATTTGGGTTTATGGATAATGGATTAGATGACCCCTATGGAGAGACTGTTATTGATGAATACGGAACAAGATGGTCACCAGTAGTTCGTTCACATGATTCTGATTGGTAGAAAACCTTAAAACCCTACATAATAGTAACATCAATAATATCGTTTTCTAACTTTAAGTAACAGTTTGCACAAACGACTTTGGATTGTTTGATGAGTCCATTAACATCTTTTCTGGAGTCTTCATTTAATCCTTTTCTTTTAGTTAGTTTACGAATATCCTTCTCGTAAGGATAAAACTGGAGACAAGCAGTTTCAGATTCCCCACAGTAATGACAGAATTTTTCTGAAAGATATTCATTAACCCATATCTTTCTTTTTCTGTAATTTCTTTGGGAAACCTTCTTTATGGTTTCTTTGTATTTCTGATAATGCTCCGACATATTATTATTTATGTGCTGCTAAACCTATAAAAAAGGAACTGAAGAAGTTTCTTTTTATAAATATAAGTGTAAATTTGAGGAAACTTAGATTATATAATTCCATAAAGGAGAAATAGAGATGGCATTTCAAGTATCCCCAGGCGTTCTCGTAAAAGAGGTGGATTTAACTAATGTCGTTCCTGCTGTTGCAACATCAATTGGTGCAATTGCTGCTGGATTTTCGCAAGGCCCTGTTGAACAGGTTGTTGCAATTGGTTCAGAAAAGGAACTAGTTAATATCTTCGGTAAACCAAACTCAAATAACTTTGAAACTTGGTTCACTGCTGCAAACTTCCTACAATACGGAAACGCACTGAGAGTAGTTCGTGCTGATACTGCTGCTGTAAACGCAACAGCAGACGGTTCTGGACTTAAAATTAAAAATGAAACCGATTATACCGATAACTATGCAGATGGCTCTGGTTCAGTAGGTCACTGGGCTGCAAAATGGGCAGGAACATGGGGTAACGCAATCGGAGTATCAATTTGCACATCAGCTGCAAACTACCAAGAAACCGCAACTTCTTTGACTGATGGAGCACTCGCAGTCGGGGACACAACTGTTACTGTTGACGATGGAACAGACTTCCAAGTGGGCGACATTGTTCACTTCCAAGAAGCGGATGGTTCACAGTATGAAGTTACTGCGATTTCAACAAATGACTTAACTGTGAGACAACTAGATAACCCAAATGGTGGTGGTGTCAAGTCTATTATTGCAGACGGCACTGCGATTCGTAGACGATGGAAGTTCTATGACCTATTTGATGGCGCTCCAGGCACATCAACATGGGCGTCTGATAAAGGACTAATTAGTGATGAAATGCACATTGTTGTATTTGATAAAACTGGTGCAATCACTGGTTACGATAGTGACCTTGCTGGACAAAGAACAACCTCTGTTCTAGAAACATATGACTTTGTATCTCAAGCAGCAAGTTCTAAAAGACCAGACGGTTCTTCTAATCTCTATGCAAATCGTATGAGTGGTTCTCAATATGTTTATTGGATGGACTATCCTACTGCATTGACAGAAGCGGGAACTGACCCTGTTAGTGGAACTACATTTACTCGTTCTGCACTTCCTATCGTTGATGCACTTACTGGTGGAACAGACGATAATCCAACAATTGGCGAACTAGCACTTGGGTATGACTTGTTTGCAGATTCAGACACAGTTGATGTAAACCTAATTATGGCTGGAACATGTCCTGCCTCAACAGATGGTGTTACACATGCAACGAAAATTATTGACTTGTGCGAAGCAAGAAAAGATTGTGTTGGTTTCATCTCTCCTCGTAGAGCAGATGTGGTTGCTGTAACAAATAGTGCAACTGCAACAACGAATGTTAAAGGGTTCTTTGACCTACTAGCATCTTCGTCTTATGCAGTGTTTGATTCTGGTTACAAATACATGTATGACAAGTATAACGATGTATATCGTTATGTCCCATTGAATGGTGACATTGCTGGTCTTGCTGCGAATGCAGATAATGTTGCTGACCCTTGGTTCTCACCTGCTGGGTATAACCGTGGTCAAATTCGTGGTGCAGTGAAACTTGCATACAACCCAACCAAAGCACAAAGAGACATTCTTTATCCTGCTAGAATTAATCCTGTCTGCACATTCCCAGGCCAAGGAACAGTTCTATTTGGTGATAAGACTGCATTGTCTAGACCTTCTGCATTTGATAGAATTAATGTTCGTAGATTGTTCATTGTTCTTGAGAAGGCGATTGCCACTGCTGCTAAGTATCAACTCTTTGAATTTAATGATGCGTTCACACAGGCTCAGTTTAGAAACCTAGTTGAACCATTC